GGCACGTTGTTGAGATGTTTCCTGAGAAGTGCGTTGGGGTTGATCTTGGAACTCCGTATGTTGAGTGGGAATGCCCGCGTTGCGAGAAGCCGACGCAGTATTACGTCGAGTTATGAGCGAAGGAATCTGCAACTGCGGCACCTGCCCTGTTCACCCCCCTCAATGCATGTGCCATGTGTACTCTGTGCCTGATTGCAGTCCGATCTGCAAGGTTCCCGGACACACCGGCCTTAACAGGCTACAGAATCTGATCGACTACAAAAAGGGATATTGGCAAACGGAAAAACATGAACAGACTGTTTGAATGGCTGGCCAACATGTTTGGCTCATGGAAGTTCTGGATCGTAATTGCCCCTTGGAACGTTGGGGTAAGGATCAGGCTCGGCAAGGTGGCTAAGCAGATGGGACCCGGTCTACATTTCAGGATCCCGTTCATAGATGAAATCACCCTGATAAATACCAGAGTAAGGATCGACACTACTGGAACAGTCACGGTAGCCGGAAGCAAGCCTAATACATCAAGAGTCGTGACCGCAAATATCGGATACGCCATCACCGATCCGGCAAAGGCTATGCTTCAGTATTCATACCCCGGAACAGTTCTTCAGGGATTCGTGCAGGCAGAGATAGTGGCAGGAACGGATCCGGAAGAGGCTAGGAGAAGAATAAACGAATCCGTAATGCAGCATGGAATCAGAGTGGACTTTATCTATTACTCAGAGAACGTAGAAGTCAGAACCTACAGAATTATGCAAGGAAATGGAGCCGGGTTCTGGGGTGGTCCAAGCGCTATCGGAGACGAGCCCGTAAAGCACTACTAATGACAGAATACGATTCAGGCCCATTTTGCAGGCACTGGTCAGATCCATCAGACTGCTGCGATCTGTGTACATGCGGACATAAGTGCTATAGGCACGAGTATTACTTTAAGAACTCGGCCTGCATGGAAGACGGATGCGAGTGCAAGGAGTGGGTTGAGCCAGAGCCGCCTCCGCCGCACGAGTGGGTGCTCATAGCCCACAGGCTTGAGTGTCCAGAGAGAAACAGTGTTGCGCATTCGAATTGAGTGGAGAATATATGCCCAGATTAGATATAGAACCGTCCGAACTTCTACCGAGAGAAGATCCGTGCGGAGTTGACGGCCCACCGTATTCCGAGCCCAAACACTGTTGGCACCCAGCCAATATAAATCACGCGCTACCTAACCATAGGGACGAAGTGTGCTGTTTCTGTGGTCATTTCTCGTGTCTAAGCCTGAGTGACGTTAACACTGGTGCGCATGGTAAGTTCCTTCCGAAGAGATTCTATGAAAGCACGGGATATCGTATTGTTCAGTGAGTGCTCTCTCCCTGTCTAAGTGGGTACCGGTACTAATAACTGACAAACGGCCCCCCTCTCTTTCGCTACCGGGGGAGTACCCCCCCCCACCTACGGCAACGTCCATCGGTACTGTCTGTCTCTAATGTACAATCCCAGCCAGACAGCCAGAATCAGCCTATAGACGTATCAGAGCCACGGCTTGGGCTCTACCCTCATACACACACCCAAGTACGCTGTAATGCCCAGTGTGTGCGCGTAGCGGGGTGGCATGGGTTTTGCATGCAATAGGCGTTGGGTGTAGTCCAACCCACCCCAAGCGCGATCCATCGCACACAATAACCCAAACCCAAGATCCAACAGTCGAGTAATCAACATCTTAGCACAAACACCCAATAGACAATCCACAGACAGTCATCGGTACTATTCTCTCCTATGTTACGTCTCCATAGATTGAGTCTTAGACTTGCGGCGCGTTGACAAGATCATGACATCAGGCCGATTGGTATATCGAGGTGTGCTGTCGCATGTACTCAATCCATAGTGCCGCGCTAGACGACGATAGTGCTTATCAGCCTTTACTTACTGTTCGAGGCCCGCGAACGGACGCGGGTATCGCATACGACCACACAAGGATAATCGAGCATCTTCGCCGCTTCTCTATCATCGCAGATCACAGAACCATTGATGACAACTCGCCCAAGGGCTTGCATCGGCGAAAATTCTGCGCGATTTGGGGGCGAAAATAGGGCGAACGGCGAAAGATTTGCGTTTTTGCGAAAGATCTGCGGCATCTAACTCGTTTGTTTCCAATGGTTTGCGGGTATAGACCGCGAAGGTCGGTTGAATGGCCTGCCACCTTCCTGTAGAATCCGTGCATGGTTAATGGTTACTCGACATCGCACCCGCGCCTAGCGCTGAGCCTGCCGAAGCCGGGCGCGGCTTTCTAGGTCTAGCGCGGAAAGCGCTACCGAATCCAGCCATAGGTCCCTCCCGACCTGGCCGTACCGAAGGGAATAGTGTATCAACTTCTAGATAGTGGTGAATCCACGACTCTGGCAATTCGACAGGCTCTAAAACTGTACTTGGCCGCCACTCGCTCGCTTAGGACTCGGCGCTAAGAATCAAACAGAGCATACCGGTCAGACCAACGGTGCGATTGCCACTATCTAGACGTTAAGACTACTCTTTCCAAAAGAAAGGACTCTAATTGTCGTACCTGAAGTTTCACCGTAAAGGGAAGCTTCAAGAGGTGACGATTCAGCCATACCGGAAGTCCGGATTGGCGGAGCCGATTACCGTCAAAAAGTTAGCGACACCTCTTTCGGTGGCCGGAATTGTTCCGTCCATCAACGAGGACCGACGCCCGGTTGATAAGCTTGCCGTGAATACTCGCGGCATGAGAACAGATCGGGATATCGAGGGCGGAGCATTCTCAAGACGTTTGGGAAAGCTTGGCTGCGATACGTCTTGGCTTACCGGTCACGGGAAACCTAAGATCGGGAACCGAGGCGGCGGAGGTCCGTCCGCAGGCGGAGTCGTGCTTGGAAGCGGTTACACCGTCTTGGAGATTCACGCCAAAGAACCGAGAAAGGTTATCACCTGTCTTGGATGCGGCATCCCAATGTATCCCGAGGTCGGGTGCAAGGGCTGCAAGGATAGGCGGAAGCTTGCCAAAGCTATCGCCGCTCCCGTGGCTGTAAAGGCCACCAAAGATCAACCGGCGGTTCGCCGTCTGCGAACCAAAGAAGAGGACGAACTCTATCGGCTGAGGCTTGCTATGCGAGTCAACACCGAAGACCCGGACGTTCTCGCCTATCGCAATCGCCGTCTCGCAACACTCTCCGCGATTGTCTCGCGTCAGGTACGCGCCACTGGTGCGTCTCCGCGTATCGCGGTAGCGTAAGACGTAGAATCGGACGTGCCCGGCCTGCCCGCTGAAAAGCGGGTGGGCCTTTTCGCGTTTGTAGACGTAAACACGCAAACCTGAAAGGCAGTATATGAAGGCAAAAAGGCCCAGATACAGTGGTTCAGGCTCGATTGGATGGGGCGGATTGAAGAAAAAGTCTCTCCCCACCATCGAGCATCAGGACCGCAGAGCCGACAGGCTCTATCGGGAAAGGCTCATCGAAGAAGGCGAAACGCCCGAGTGGGCGGATCATCTCGTCCTTCGCTATCGCATGAGCAGAGTTTCACGCCGTTTGAAAGCCGCATAAAGAGAGGTGAACCCATATGACCATCAAGGAGATCATCAAGCGACGCTCGGATCTTCAGGATGCTCTGCGTAAGTCCAAGAGGGAATACGTGGAGAAGCTGCGCATTCAGATCGAATCTGACGAGCCTCAGGCTCACGAAGAATCGGTTGCGACCGCGTGGCAGAACTTCCAGATCACTCAGGAAGAGACCATCAAGTTCGACAACGCTCGATTCGAGAAGGTTGCGTAATGCTACGCACCCGACTCAGGCTCGCAGGGTTCTCGGACTCAGACGTTGAAAAGATCAATGCAATAGTCGTTAAACTCTTGTGCGATTGGGGCTTCGCCCCTCTCTCGCAGGAAATCACAGGAGACAACTGACATGATCGACGTGTACGTGTGGGGCAAGGATGCCCTCATCAAGGTTGCGGAGAAGCTCACTCGCTCCGAGGCCAAGCGCTGCATCGACAGCCTCATGGCCGCCGCTCGCGGCGATTCCAAGCCCAAGGTCGTCGCGTATCGCTTCGGCGAGTTCGCCTACACGCGGAGTTGTTAGCTATGCGCCTCACGCTCCAACAGCGAATCCGTCTCACCAAGATCCTCTTCAAGATCAATCAGGTCAAGAAGATCGCAGCGTAAATTCAGAAATACGCATAGAGATCTGCGAACAGCCGTTGCTCTATGCGTATCTTTGAGTCTATGTACTCGAAATCCGCTGGTCCCCCAGTCGGGATGACAATGGGGACATCTGAACCAACACTTGCGCGGTTGAATAAAGCCTAAAGGCAGAAATTCGAAAGAATCCCGCGGAGTCACCCTAGTTGGTGAATAAATGGTGACCTAGACCCGACACCTACAATTTGCCAAACCGAGGAAGTCTCGGTAATCAGTTCCACGAGAACTGGCAGGCCCAAAGCTTCCCAAGGAACCGAGAAACAGGCTATGAACGAATGCAGAGGAATGCCGAAGCGACTGTTCATGTAGCCAGTAACTCAACCTCCTTGGGATATCATTGCTGCCAGACGTAAAACTAGGCGTCAATGCACGCCTATTGTGGAACGCATTCTAAATAAAGGAGACGCATGAAGAAACACAAGCCGTACTCCGAAAGGGACCATTCGGTTTCCCGGAAGGCCAAAGAGCTTCGGAGGGCAATCGCATCCCAAACCCACGGAAAGCCCACGAACGTCGGCGATCCAAACAAAGGCGGGTCCAAGTGACCAAGGCCGAGAACATCAGGATCGCCCGCGAACACTGGGAAAACAGAAAGATTGGACGCCCGATCCAGTCGTGGTACCTCCCTACTGGAGAACGTATCACGACAAAGGATCACGTAAAGGGAGCAATCCCGTCCAATTCGTAAAAGAACCGCTCTGGCAACTCGGAGGGTACGGTAATTGGGCCGTACCCTCCAGACAAGAATGAAGAGGCGCGGGGTATAACCTACGCATAGTTGCTGGTACATCGGCATGTTGGTGTATCGCGCCCCTTCATTTTTGCCATGCGATAGAGTCGATTGTATGCTAATAGCACAAAATGCATACCTCGATAGCATTGGCTTTCTTTTAACCATTTGGAGCCTTTATGGCACGAGACAGGTTTAAGAATCTCGGGGATTCAATCCCCAAGGTTTCGGCGCTCGAACTGAGTCGCCAGCATGCGGACATCATCGCTGATGCTGAAAAGAAGTTCCGAGACACTGTTAAGGTGTCCGACCCTCAATGTTTCATCGAAGAGGGAGACTTGGAGGGATGGGATGGTCGTCATTTTCGCATCGGTTGATTCCATCCTCGCATGGGGAATCGCTTTCGGTTTCTTTGGAATGGTCGCGTTTGAGATCATTCGGAATAGGAACGAGAAATGACCCGCAAGAAGATTCTCAAGAGGCTCGGCAAGCTCTACAAAAAGCACGATTCGTTCATCAAGAAGTATAGGGAAGAGAAGAATCGTCTTCTTCTCGCCTACAGCCGTTCTATCATCAGGTCAAACCGAAGAAAGGAAACTGTAATTGACGCGAGTCTATAAGCATAGGCTCGAAGCAGCAAAAGACGTCAAGGTTGGAGACGTTATCCAGATTCTGGATCGAAACGCTGGAATTGCGAAGGATTTCAAAATCTACAATTTCAAATCTGATTTCGGAATCGTAACAGCAACCTTTCCTTACACTAGAGGGATTACCTATCAATGTCAAGTAGGTACTCAGGGATGGCCAGCTTACACGGCCTATCTAAACGGAGACTTCCAGCTTCATGTATTGAATGGAACCCGCAGAGATCTCATCATTCAAAAGAAATACGAATGGGAGTCAATGCAGCCTCCACCGAAACTCGTATGCACTTCGGGCGCTGATCCTGAACTTTTCGTTGTTGACGAAAACAACTCAGTCATTCCGGCTTGGATGTTCTTGGGATCCAAGACAAAGCCAAGCCTTGCACGAGGCGGAAACAACGTTTACTGGGACGGATTCCAAGTAGAGTTTGACGTAGCCGCTAACAATTGTCTTGCATGGATGCTTGATTCGGTTCATCGCGGACTTGTAGGTGTCTACGATCACGCCAAAAAGTTCAATCCAAAAGCGAAACTGAGCACGGCAACCGTAATGCCAGTATCGCCCGAGATACTCTCCAGCGCAGCGGAAGAGCATGTACAGTTCGGATGCATGCCATCCATGAACGTTTACGGACTTCATGGACGGAACCAGAGTGGAAGGGAAACTCCATTCAGGTTTGTCGGAGGACACATTCATTTCGGCCTGTACGATAATGGCACAGCCAAATACAAGACCCCTTCGCCCGAAGTGACCGCAAGGATCATTCGGGCTATGGACTCCATCGTCGGAGTGGCATGTGTTTCTCTATTCGAAGATTACGATTCTCCAATTCGTAGACAGTTCTACGGTCTGGCAGGAGAGTACAGAACTCCATCGTATGGTATCGAATACAGAACGCTCAGCAATGCTTGGCTGACTCATCCGTTTATTGCCAACATGGTCATCGACTTGGCCAGAATGTCGGCATCTTACGGAGAGAAAAATCTCGAGGGATGGATTGCCACCGAAGACGAGGTTATCGAAGCAATCCAAACCTGCAATGTGGACATGGCAAGAAGGATTCTGGACAGGAACAAGAAGTACCTTGCGCAGATCCTGAACCAATGCTACGGAATAAACTATATCAGCGAATCGGAGATCATTGCTTCTTACTACAGTAAAAAGATTTCGGATTTGGTCGAAAGTCCTGACGATATCGAAAAGAACTGGTATCTCAACAGGCCGGGAAGCTGGAAAACACACTGTGACAGGCCCGGAGGAAACGTAAGCAGCGGTCATTTCAATTATCTCAAGGAAGGAAAGAAAGTCGAATGAAGTATCTCTAACACGAACAGGCAGTCAAGAGCATCGTACCGGAAACCGGGGCGTTCGAGGGATGGAAGAAGCTGCGAAAGGGTCGAATCGCTCGGCTCCTGATCCCGGCATCGGCAAAGAGGGTGGGAGGACACGACATCAACCATCCGCTTCCAGTAAGCTAACCGAGAGGTGCCACTAGGCCAGTGGTGCGGAGAACCAAAATCCGAAGTCGTTATCTGCTGGCCCAGTTACGTGTGAATTGGGGCAGATAGCGCTATCTCCGAGATTTTGTATCGGGCCACCGGGTACAAATCAAATCTCGTTAAATGACAGGTGGCTGCATTCAATGCATTAGGAGTGCCAAGGGTAGTCAAGGACTTTAATTTGGTGAAAATCGCTTAGAACAGTGCTCCTAGGAGCGACTCTGTCAAGCAAATGAACACACCATTCCAAGGCAGGGGCCTTGGCACCCCTAATTCATTGAAAGGAGGACGCTCGTGGAAGACAATCCATACGAAGAATACGGCGGAGAGGCATGAAGACATTCAAGCTCTTTTACTACGTCACCAACAACGGAGACGGCTCGGTATCTGTCCGTCCGACGAATACGGAAGCCGAGGCTGCAAAAGCCGACGAAGAACTTGATGAAGGATGGGGAGAGCCATGCAATGGACGATTCGAACTGTCCATAATCAACAACATCATTCATCGAAAAGAACTCAGTTGGTCTAACGGAAAGTACGAAACCAAATGGGTTCCTCTAGAGGAGGCCAATGCTTCCTAAATGTCACATCTGCAACCGATGGCATGAATCCATCAAGTGCAAAGATGAAAGATTGAGAAAGTTTATCCAATGACAACCTCCGACGCCCACCTAGTCATCATGAAAGAACTCGCCCAAGGAATCGGGCTTGAGATCAAAGAAGATGGCGGGTACTGGCTCATCAAGCACTACACCGACATCGACAGCAAGGTGATTGCCTATACGCGATCCCTGAAAGTTCTGACGGCAGTCGTATTCATCCTCATAAGCGAGGACTGATGCGCCACCCGTCGCTTCCAACATTCCACATTTGCGCAGGCAAGAAAGACAATCTTCCTCCGCACATTTTCGAACACGATCATGACGGAAGAAGCTGCATCAATGACCTGTTTGCAATGTGCCCAACCCACAGAGAGGAATTAGAACTTGACCGACGAAAGTCCGTTCTGCCTAACATGCAGAGGTAGTGGTCACTCTGAGTCCGAGTGTCTGGGTCTGATCAATGCAAGGATCATGGCCTACAATGGGGAGATCATTTACAATCCAAGATACCTACCCGGAGACACCAGGGTCGATGAGTTCAAGGATCAATACGGAAAGCAAATCGGATGCATCCGCAAGACTCTTCGATACTGCCATGCCAAAGGCAAGATTCGAAACAACAGAATGTTCAAGGCAGGAGAAGGATTAAACTATTTCTTGGACAAGTCGTTCGGATTATCTTGCATAGGAATGGATTCACAGCAAGAGAAGTCTGAACTCAAAAGACTTTTCGCCATTTACCGAATGGACGTAGCACAATTAGGAGAATTTCACAAATGATTGCATCTCTGATTCTTTTGGGCCTTTGGATTTGGCTCAACTCTGGCCCCAAGCCGCCAGAAGAATTCGTATCAAGCACCGAGCCGGAACTCAGTGAATTCGAGTCGCCTATCGAGCAATCGTAAGGCGAGTCGAGTCTACAGAGACGAAATTTAACCCGGGAAGTTTCCTTTTCGACTCGAAACAGTGCATCTGCTGCTGACTAGCGATGGTAAATGCAGATCCTCATCCATTTGAGGGGATAGCTCAAGCGCGAGATATTCTGGGCTTCAATGGTCTGTGCCAGCGATGTGTAACAGCATCAGAATGACCCGAGAGAAATGGATAGTGGACTGAATGAAGTCCTGACTATTTCTCAACATGAGAGAGGAATGGCACGCCAAATGTGCCTATCTGATCAAGTATCCGTGATCCATCCACGTTAAACGGTGACATTTGGAAAGACAATGCGTCGGGGGAATAGCCGAGGACGGCGCGAACAGAACGCTACGACGGAGTAAGAACCGTGACGACTCGGAAAGACGAGTTACGTTTTCTTCTAAAATTCTCTTGCAATCAAGGCAATTTTAGAAGATAATGTAGATGAAAACCACTCATCCGTGTCTTCCGGTCTTCGCAAAAGGAGATACGTACCTGCTCCTGCGCAAAAGGTCGATACCAAACCGCTAGAATCTGCTAGTAGTAATAGTAGATCGCGTCATGGGAACGCCGCCGTGGTGCCATCTGAGGCGTGACAGGGAGGAGAGACAACTCCCCTTCTTTCAATAATGGAAAAACGAAAAGCTAATGGAAAAACGAAAAGCTAAAAGAGCAACCGCAAGTCCAGTGCGGATATTGCCACAAGGGATTCGACACGGACGGAAAGTACAAGAAAACCGGAAAGTGTCCAGAGTGTGACGCTGTTCAGGTATATCCGGAAGGAGCAAGTTGGTGAAAGTTAACGACGATTCAAAAGAATCGTGTAAAGGGGGAAATAGAAACGATAGAACGGTAATAATCAAGTGATTCGCTGCTATAATGCGAGGACCGCTAGGCCCGAAAGGGGCGCTCAAGGTCGAAGGAGTCCGATTTCCGGATAATACCTTGGCAGACCGTAAGGGAAAGAAGTACATGACCAACACGAAGAAGTCCGCTAAGGAGTTGGCTGCCGAACTGGCTGCAGCTCTGGAATCGGAAAGCTCCGTCGATCTCGCCACCGTGGCGGCTCGCCGGAACTACTGGCGTCAGCGCACGGGCGAGGCCCGCGATCTCGTCCGCAAGATGAGCAAGGAGATCGACTCCGCGCTCGCTACGCTGAACGCGCTCAAGGCGGAGATCACCGCCCAGCGCAAGCACTGGATCGGCCCGAAGGTTCCCCCGAAGAACCCTCAGGGCTTCTCTCGCGGCTAATTCTCAAAGCGTGAACGCGACGCAAGCGTGACAGTACGGAGAGACGTCATTCGGGCCGCACGAAACAGCGGCCTTCCGAGGTTTCAATCGACGGCGGTAGCGCAAAGTCGGTTCCACCCTAACAAATATCGGATAGCTTGACACCGGGAAAGAAGACCGGAGAGCCTGATAACGAGTCCAAGGGCCACTTAAAAAATAACACCGGACTGTGACATTCGGGAAAGGCCGAATGACGACGCGGAAAGACGCGTCCTCCAATTCGCACGCTCCGGTTGCGGTTGCTGTTAGTGGGTGAGTAATTGCCCCCAGCGAAAAGACCGGTGGACCGGGCGTGCGGACTGGTTGCTTTTGAAGCATTTGGTTAGCGTGCGAAAGCTGCGAAATCAAATGCTTCAAGATCAACAAGAAAGGAGATCTTTTGACAGAACAATATCAAAAACCGAGTAAAGATGTAATCGAATCGGTTATCCGTCGAGCGGAAGAAATGAACGGAAAGGTTGAATTTCAGGTACCTTCTGGGTACCGATTTTATACCACAATCGGGCTCTACAAAGAGCTTGCCGATGCGAACTTTCGAGATCAGCGAAGCATTCTTACCAAGATTCTTCGCAAGTCCCCAATGAAGCACGCTTCGGACTATCCGGACGACAAGGAAACCGCCAAGTACAGAAAAATTGACGGATGGCTTGCGTTCTACCTTCAAAATGGGGGAACGGATAGAATCCATTACATCAAGAGATACAAGTATTACGAGATATCTCTTGGAGAGCGTAATGGAAAGACCCACGTCAAGCTTCAGGCTCCTCCGAGAATGAACCAACCCACCGTTCTTGATAAGCTTCGAAATCACTGGATGAGTACGGAATCTCATTCGAAGAAAGAAAAGCTGTTTGGAATCGAGCTTGAGTTCTGCACCGAGCAGAAGCACGAAGAGAAGACCATCCAATTCAGAGAAGGTCAGTGCGAACAGGGATGCTGTCCCGGAGAGGGCGATCCAATCGAAAAGATCGTGAAGATTCCTCTTCCGACTCCGAAGTTTAAGGAGATTGAACTGCTTGTTCCGGGCCTTCGAATGAAGACCGATACATCCGTGAAGCCATCATGCTCCGATGCGCAGGAAGCAAATCTCCTGATGGGGCCTAACGGATTGTCAAGACTCAGGAGGCTTTGCAAGGAGATCAGAGATCGTGGAGGGTTTGTTAACAAGACATGCGGACTCCACGTTCATCTTGACGCACGAGACAACGACAGAAGGGTAGTAGGAATCCGTGCTTCGAAATTGCATGAAGCGATGCCGATCCTTCTGGATCTGGTTCCGGACAGCAGGTTCAAATTCTGCCAGTGTCCGGACGAAAGTCATAATAAGAAGTACAATCACTATTGCAGAATCGAGAAGCCAAGCTTCGATGCCGATAAGTACATGGCAATCAATCTTGAGTCTTATCGAAGATACAAGACGATTGAGGTCAGAATGGGGGCGGGTTCGCTGAATCCGACGAAGATCTGGCATTGGGCAAGGCTTTTGTTCGAGATCTCGAACTCAAAGAATAGGTATCCTACGTGGACCGATTTCTTGAAGTCTGACATTCCTCTGTATCTTAGAATGTGGGCGGTCGTCAGGGCTGATGAACTCAGGCCGAACGAATCTCTCGAGAGGATGCGAATGGATACATTGGCACCCGGCCTGCTCGATCTCATCAACTCAAGCGCAGACAGCGAAATCGAATAACGAAAGGAAATAATGTGTAAGCTTTACGCCCTTCAAACCGAACTAACTCGGGAGGAAGCAAGGCAAAAACTGAACGAGAAGATCAAGATCATCCGAAGAACCGAAGATGATGGTCTTGGAATCGTAATTCAGTGTGAAAATCAAATAGCAGTATGGCAATGCGGAGAGTCGATCTACGATGCCGCAGGCCATGATGTTCTTTCGATTCTTGATGATTATCCGAGGATGGCGACAATCGCCATTCACGGAAGGACATCAACATCAAAGAACACCACTGTTGCTCATTCCCATCCACGACCTACCGAATTGGGGCCGTTGATGCATAACGGAGTTGTCCGACCGAAGTCAGACGCTCCGTTTCAAATGCCAGACGGAACAATCGAGGCATGGAAAGAGAAGTACGATCTCGACACCGACTACTTGGCCGAGCTTGCCAATCGAGGCGAGCTTGAGTATGCCGATAAGTATCTCGAAGGATATGCGGCAGTTATCGTAGTCAGCAAGGACGGAACCATGTATGTTCAGAACCAGGGCGCAAGCCTGTACATGAACGTCAAGCATGGAGAGATTGAATTTGGAACCACTATGGAGCTTGCTCCTATGGGAAACCGATTCGAAGACATGAGAGCGGAAGCTTATGGAGGATCCATCTGGTGTAAGCCAATTGGAACCATGGGCGGACGAACCGTCTATCACGGAAAGTACAGTCATCTGACATCGAGGGAGCCCGAACAAAAAAAACTCCCGATTCAGACCGGCCCGATTCCTCTCCCTTCTACTGGGACGGCTACACCTACGACACAGAAACCGGACTCTGGCACAAACCTAAGGAGTCCGAAGGAGCAGAGACTGAGAAACAAGAAGGGAAGGGCAAGGCAGAGGAAGATTTTTCAATCGACCAAGACTTCCGAAACTTTTGGGCCTACTAACAAAGACCCTAAGACATTCTCTAACACTGTAATCAAGATCGGAGATAGGGTTGTGAACCTTGAAGAGTACATCAGAAAGATTCACGGACTTAACGACACGGAAGAAAAGGAACTTCTTGAGGTCTTGAGAGAGGCGCAGGCATAATGCACGAATGGGAAGAAACCGAATTAGGACCCAAAACGTTTGTTAAGTGCATCCATTGCGGTCTATTCAGAATCAACGTATCTGAGCTAAAAGACAATCCCGAAATAGTCTCCAGCGCAAAAGTCAAAGAGATTGTAACCAAGTCTAGAATCCTCTACATTTACACACACACTAACTGGTTCGGAATTCTGAATCCTAAAACTAGAATCATTTTATACGACTACTACTGGACCCATCCAAAATGTCAAAGATAAAGCACTTTCACAAATGGATAGAGCGACTTCCTGATGTATACGTATGTTCGATCTGTCAGTCGGCAAGGATTCTTTACAAGAATCTCGATGTTAATTACGACTACGACGGATTCGGGCAAAGAATTGAAAGATCGGAGGACCGTCTAGAAGAACGGAAACAGCTCCTTGAAAATTCCAAGGTGTATAGCAGTTCATTAAAGGCTCCAGTAACCTATCTGTACTCAAATGTAGGGTACTACAAACTAAATGAAACCAGCATTGAAGGAAACTGGGTGTGGGAGCATCCATTCTGCGCTAGATACTACGACAGAGAACTCAAGGAATGGCTTGATCCAAACGAAGACAGGACACCAAGACCTGAACATTACGATCCGCCAATCGAATATGAAGGCACGTAATTTTATTTTTAGTATAGGCCAATGTCTATACTGCAAATCTCCGGTTTACTCCGGAAGAATATGCGAGTTCCATAAAGCAATAGGAAGATGATCAAGAACATAAAGAAGACAGGAAACAATCTCGCAGATTCTGTAATAGGCGCAGCAGCCACAATTGCAAACATGGAATATCCCTCTATTTCTACAATACTTAGGAGCGACCTAAGGGAAATAGAGGCAGATGCTATTGACCAATTGGTAGATTCTGTGAGAAAATTCCACGAACAACCACCAGAAATGAGGCTAGTAAGATGAAAACTCTTGAAGATCTAGTCAGATCAGAGGGATACACACTCATCATTGACGATGATGCCGCAAATCATCCCGAAGCATTGGGAACCCCGCAAAGGGACGAACTTTGTGCTCAGGTATGCAAAGGCAACATCATCAGAATGAGATCGGGCTTGAGAGATATCGACGCATTCTATCCTCTCAGCCACGAGATCGCGGAAGATAGGTGCGATTTCTCTGGACACACTCAGAAAATGTGGAGAGAGCAGCTTAACATTCTTGCTAGATGGTGTACAAGGTTATACAAGGAGCAGAAGAATGGCTAAGCGGAAGCCTACACCGGACCCCACGCTGACTCAGTTGCGGAAGTTGGCTAAGCTGAAGGGAATGGATATTTTCAGGAGAGGAACCCCGTTTCTGCCTGAACTTTGGTGGCAAGACGGAATAACCCACTTCGCCACAATCCATGCCCCTATCGGTCTTCGTATTGTTCGCCGATCTCTGTTGGGGATTCTAAGCGCCCTCCCCGATGTCCCCACCAAGCGAGGTCGTCATGTCTAAGAGCGATTCTGCCCGCAAGCCCAAGCTGCCCAAACTATGGGTTGAGTTCAAGAATGGAGTGGCTTGGGGAACCTATTACAAAAAACCAGCCGAGCAATTCAGAGGAAAGAATGAATACCACCAGTACGCCCCCGTCCAGCCGCCGAAGCGGTGCGTGTGGGAAGCGAGGCCCGGTGCAACATTGGGGGATCACAAAACCAAGTGCGGATGGTGGATGACCAGAGATGAGCGTTTCGGATTCTGCCCCAACTGCGGCGGGCGAATCGTGAGGAGGAAGTCATGAGTGAAGCGAAGCCGGAAAGGTGCGTGTGCTGCACCGCGTGCCGAAGGGTACATAGTGGCGAATGCTGCTCTTGTCGGAAACCGCTGAATCGCAAGCCCGCCCCGGCCCCCGAGCCGAAGCAGGGGAGCGAGGTGCCGGGTGACGAGCCGGTGACCGAACTCGAAGCCGAGAAATCCACCAGCAAGATTCTCCGCGTTCAGCTTGCCAAGGCTATTGCCGAGAGAGACGAGGCAAGAGCCACAAAGGACTTGCACAAGGAGCGGCAGGAGGAGGCGTGGGCTGAGGTTGACGCCCTCCGCGCCCAACTCGCCGCCGCACGGGAGGAGATCGCCGCGTGGACAAAAGACAGCAACGATGCACGAGAAGCGTTCGCCACCGAGAAAGCCCGCGCCGACCGGGCCGAGGTGGCGGTGGAGGAAGTGAAATATCGCTTCGAGCAGGCTCTAAACAATGGGTTCGAGGAGTGGATCATTGACCGGTGGAACGTCATACTCGCCCGCGCCAGGAAAGAGGGAGGGGGCCGATGAAGTGCCCAAGATGTTCAGGTGACGGGTGGGACTACGGCCACGCCTGCGGAGGCGACGAAAAGCTCTGCCAGACCCGATGCCCGATTCAAGAACAGTGCGAATACTGCCAAGGCGAGGGAACCATCCCAGACGAGGAGCCCCAATGACCCCGCCCGACCCCAAGCCCACCGCCCCGCCCACGGTCGCACCGGCCAGCGATGAGGAGATTGCTCGAATTGAGCCGAACATCGCCAAGACGGAATGGCAGACCTGCTCCAATTGCGATGCCGGACTTCGGAGCATCAACACGCCGCCATACTTGATCGGGACTCATGAGGATTATTGCATCCTAACCATGTGGCCCAAGGTCATCGCCCGCATCGAGTCGGACCGCGCCGAGAACGACAGGCTGCGCCTAGAAGCAATAGAAAATGCTCATGATTATGCCAATAGCTTAATGGCCCACAAGAGAAAGGACAAGGAGCTGTCTGAGTTGAGACAAAAGCTTGAGGATATGTACGCTAGAGTTGAAAAAACATGCTCAGATTCTCTAGAGTACAGAACAAAATTCGCAAAGCTATGATACAATACGCTCTAATCACAGCAATGATTCTAAGCCCCGTAGCTCAGTGGAAAGAGCGTCTGCCTTCTAAGCAGAGGGTCGAAGGTTCGAGTCCTTCCGGGGCTACCAAATGGGAGAAGTACATAGCTACAGGATACAGTCATGGCTGTACTCTTCCAAGATCTGGAAAGGAATTCAAGAAACCAAGAAAGGGAGCCAATGGAAAGTGGCCCATACCAAATGAAACAGTAGCGGCAGATCCGAGCATTCCGTTTGGGACAAAGCTGCTTATCTCGTATCGAGGTAAGATATTTCGCATGGTTGTTGGAGACAGGGGCCATGCTATTACAGGAAAAAGACTTGACTTGTTCTTCGAAGATTGCGAAAAGGCAAAGGCTTGGGGAAGGAGAAAAGTCGAAGTAAAGATTTTGAATGACTGATGAAGAACTAAAGAAAAAGGCAAGGGCTTGCTATTCAAAGAAACGCTATACAAGCCAAGAGAGTTCTGATAAAGTAGCTAGTATCATCATAGCCAACAACAAGGATCCAAACAGAGTCCTTCCTAAGCGTTCGTACTACTGTACAGAATGCTGCGGATGGCATCATACTAGCAAAGGAGACAAATGACACTACAAATCAAGGACGGAGACGCTCCGCCTATTCATACCAACATCTTCGCCACTCTCTACGGAGAGCCGGGAAACAGGAAGACCTCGTTCGCAATCACTGCGGAAGAGCCGTTGCTTCTTGACTTTGACCAGCGAGGACATCGAGCATACGACGCCAAGAAAGCCAAGCGAATCGACGTAACGTCCTTCGATGATATCGAAGAGGCTGTATCCAAGTTCAGCAAGCAGTTCAAGACGCTGATCATAGACACCGCTGGCAGGGCAATCGACAACAAGGCTCAGGAGATCATTGCTCTTAGCAAGAAGTCTCCGAACATGAAGGCCCACAATCCGTTTGGCGGTCTTTCTCTTCCGGGGTACGGCATCCTCAAGGTAGCATTCTACAATACGGTCGGAATCATCCGCGAGTCAGGGATGCATTGCGTGTTTGTTTGCCACGGCAAGAGAAGCAGGGAGGGAGATATCCTATCTTGGGAGCCAGACGTTGTTGGTTCTTCGGCAGAGGAGATCTACAAGGTATCTGATTTGATGGGACTTATGTCTCCTATCAATGGCAGGACCGGAATCAGATTCAATCCTTCCGAGAACTGGGCAGCCAAGAATCCACTCGGTCTTTCGACTGTCTTCATTGACAAGAAGGACGAGCCGGGATGGGAGGTTACTCTTAAGGAACTAATCGACAGATGCGTAGTGGCCGTCAACAAGACCAACAGCGCACCCGAAATTCCTGAGATCATTCCTGTTATTGAGAAGTGCGACAACACCGAAACGGCGAATGATCTGCTCAAGCAGATTCAGTCAATGGAGGATGGCGTGGCTAAGGATATGGCTAAGGCTGCATTCAAAGCCATGAGAACAAAGAACGGATTCAAGTACAGCGCAGAGAAAGGAGTTTACAACTAATGGAAGACGAAGATTTCTTCGGACCAACGGACGAAGAGCTTGACGAACTGGAGGCAGAGGCCCCAGACTTCATGGTAGAAGACGGATCGTACAGGTCCAGAGAAGACAAGCACGAGGAGATCATGGAGCGGCTCGATGCAATCGAGGAACTGCTTCAGAAGATTCAGCCCAAATGACCGAAGAAGAATGGATCAAGAAAGCCCTTAACGCTCAAGGAGATCTGATCTATTCCACTATCGTTGGGATGGGTCTATCAAAAAATTCCAAGGCTACTCTTGATTTAATAGACAAGGCTTTGGTAAAATCAGGGCACGATCTCACAAGACAGCAGATTAGGGCTGGCGCAGAGAACGCGCTTGAAAGAGAGCTTCTTGACAAGGAAAGGTACGACGGGTACTTCATTCCAATTCAAGGACAGCCACGTAAACATAAACCAAAGCAGAGAAAAGGAGCAGCATGAAATGGAAAAGCAACCCGTCCTTGCGGTAATTGGCAAGGTCATTGAAGTAAAGGCTATCGAAGGTGCTGATAGAATCAGGTCGGCAACTGTCGTGTGTGGTCATGCAGGCAAGTGGACCGGGGTCGTTGACCTTGACACCTCCGTTGACGATCTCGTCACCGTCTTCCTTCAGGACGCAATTCTTCCTCCTGAAGAGAGATACTCCTTCATGCAGAGGCACAAGTATCGAGTCAAGATCGCAAGATTCAAGGGCTCGCCAAGCGAATGTCTGATCATGAAGCTAGGCGACGAGACTGGCAGATCTATCGGAGACGATAGAACTCAGGAGCTTGGAGTTACAAAGCACTACAAGCCTCTTCCTGCCAACCTTGCGGGCAAGGCCAAGGGCAACTTCCCAGACTTCATTCCCAAGACCGACGAGGAGAACTTCCAGAGAGTAAGGGAGCTTGTCGCCAGAATGGGAGAGGGTTACGTTGCTACTCTCAAGATGGACGGCACAAGCTGCACTGCGTTCGTTGACGAGGCTGGAGTTCTGAGAGTATGCTCAAGGAACCTTGAGCTTGTCGAGAACGAAGGCAATGTCTACTGGATGATGGCAAGAAAGCTTCTGCTTGATCGCCTCGTTCCTATGGTAGCATTGCAATTCGAGATCTGTGGTCCAGCCATTCAGAACAACCCGGCAGGATTCACAGAGTTCAAGCCATGGGCCTTTAAGGCTTACGACATCTACGGTAGAAGGTACATGGATAGGGGGAACTTCGAGAGAATGTGTGAGGCATTCGAGATCCCCATTGCTCCTATTCTTTTCACCGGAGATCAACCCAAAAGCGACGATGAACTGAGGCTGATCGCGTCGCAAGTAAAGTACATCAACGGAAAGCCAGCGGAGGGAGTGGTTATCTCATCCCTCGACGGAGACTGGTCTTTTAAGGTAATCAACCCGGAGTATAGAGACTAATGATCAAGGCGTTCGTAGAAGGAGTCCCCGTCGAGCAGGGCGTATGGGATCAACTCAAGAACCTTGAATCCATGCCTTTCGTTTCACATATCGCACTGATGCCCGATGCTCATGCGGGCAAAGGCTCCACTGTTGGAACAGTGATTGCTACTGACAAAGTAATTATCCCTGCCGCAGTTGGTGTTGACATCGGATGCGGAATGAATGCAGTTAAGCTGGATCTGAAAGCTTCGGATCTACCGGACGATCTATCTTCCCTTCGAAGAAGAATCGAAGAGTACGTTCCGCACGGCGGACCCGGGCTCAAGGGCTCGTGGGGTCAGAGAAAAGATGTCCCGCAAGACGTTCAGTATATGTGGGATACTAACTTTGTCGAAAAGATGAAGGAGATCGAGGCCGAGGCTGAGTCTTTTGGAAGAGGAATGTCTCACGGATTGAACGTCGAGCAACTCGGAACCCTTGGAACCGGAAATCACTTTATTGAGATTTGCTTGGACGAGAACGATGATGTCTGGATCATGCTTCATTCCGGCTCCCGTGGCCTTGGGAATCGCATAGGCTCGTACTATATCGAACGAGCCAAGGAAGAGATGAGAAGATGGCATATCAACCTTCCGGATGTTGACCTATCCTATCTTCCGGAAGGGTCAAAGTATTACGGTGCGTACATCAGGGCAGTTGGATTTGCTCAGGACTTCGCGCTTGAGAACAGAAGAAGGATGATGTATGCTGTCAAGAGTGCGGTAGAAAAGACTCTTGGGAAGCTAGTAAATCCTTCCTCAGAGGCGGTATCCTGTCATCACAACTACGTCGCGCACGAAAGACATTACGGAAAGAATCTGTGGGTCACTAGAAAGGGTGCGGTAAGGGCGGGACTGGACTGCTTCGGAATCATTCCCGGATCAATGGGTGCGAAGTCATTCATTGTAAAGGGAAAGGGTAACAGAGAGTCGCTTGAATCCTGTTCTCACGGTGCAGGAAGAGTGATGTCTAGAACCTTGGCAAAGAAGACCATCACCCTTGATCAGCACATTGAAGACACAAAGGGCGTAGAGTGCCGCAAGGATATCGGAATCATTGACGAGTCTCCTAGAGCGTACAAGAACATTGATGATGTTATGAATGCACAGAAGGACCTTGTCGATATTGTGCATACCCTGAGGGCTGTGCTATGCGTGAAGGGATAGACTGCCTAAACCATTACAAGGAACATCCGTGCAAAGGAGAAGTATCTCTATGCACTTGGATAGAACCTTTTGATGATGGCGACAGGCCGCTGGCAACAAGAAAATGCGCATATCTATGCGAGGATTGTAGAATAGTAGCATGGGCTGTAGAGTATTGCACTACGATAGAAACAAATGACAGATACGATAGTACACCTAAGTCCATCCAACCTGAACAGTTGGGACGAGCTTAGAAAGGCAGACGAGGAGTCTCCAGCTTGGATCAATCCGAAATCATTTAAGGAAGGAATCCTAGGCAAGTTCACTCCGAGCATAAAGGCCTCTGCCGGTAACGCTGTTCACGGATTCGTATTCGAGAACCATAGGTTCCTAGAAGAGAACGAGTGGAAGTTTAAGGTTGGAGATGAGTTCGAAGTATTCAGAACACTGTTCCCGTACGGTAAAGGCATACCAGAAGTATCGAAAACCAAGTATTTCCCAGACAAGATCGAGGGCTGCCTAGTAAGAATCTCACAAAGAGCAGACTACTTGTCCCAGAACCTGATCACAGAGATGAAGACATCATCCAGATCGTTTGGGACCAAGGGTACCATCTCTGGATTCTTGCAGAGCCCGCAGTCGTTCTCGTATACTTGGACGTGGGGGATACCTATTAGATTTCTGTTTGCTGAGATTGCAATCAAGGAGCATGATGGTGTAAACTGGATCTCGCTAAAGAAGGCAGATCACTCTACAATGTACCCATGCCCAGAGTCAGAGCAAAGACTATACGATTGCGTCAGGACCCTAATTCCATATCTCAAGGAAGATCCTGATATGTGGGCTAGGGTTACTGGCAGGACAGTTCAGGATGAGTTCTAATCCTGCAAGAGACAAAGCGTTAAGATCGTACTGGGCGGCTGTCCAGAAGTGGGCAGAACAGCAAGGCATGGAGAAAGAAGATGTTCATCTAAAGCTAAAGGAGATCATGGGATTCGATCACCTAATAGATGTAAAGACAAGCAAACTAATGGAGATGGCCTTCGAGATTAGCACAATGGCTAACGGAGGTCCCGGACTTTGAGAAACAAAATCATAGACGCAATAGAGTCTGTATTTCTAGTATTCATTTTGGTACTAGTAATTCCAGTTGCATCACTTGAAACGTTTAGAAAAGAACAGTGAGACAGAAAAGTGCAGCACTCGCCCCCAGTATTCTGACATCGTCCATCTGGACGGAACCTAGCGATATCAGGGTGGTATGGATTACCATGCTGGCAATGGCTAGCAAGGGAGGAAAAGTAACCGCTTCTATTAAGAAGCTTGCGGAACTAGCAAATGTATCAAGAGAAGTGGCAACCCAAGCCATCCAAATCTTTTCCAGTAAGGACGAGAGATCTAGAAATAAGGATGGAGACGGAAAGAGAATTGAAATCCTTGCGGATGGATTCCGCATCATCAATTTCGACAGGTTCAACGAGCCGCTCAAGAAGATCAAAGCTCCGACAGTTGGAACGGGAATCGTCATTGACTACTCCGTAGTTCAGGCGATCAAATACTACTGGTTCCAGCAGTACAAGACGGACCTTCCTGATATCAGAATCAGGAGAGAGCTTAATCAACTCGGCTCAGAGAACCCTGCGTATATCTGTAAGGCATTCAAGAACTACATCAGCAAAACTCCTGCCATGTACTTCTCTTGGACCAAGTTCAGGGATACATGGAAGAGCTTCCTAGATGAAGACAAGAAGCAGAATGCTGGAGAGATCTTCGACAAGATCGTAGCATCTCCTACCGGTAGATCTCCGCACGGTCCATTCTGGACACAGGCGGATGTAATCAATCGCTTCGGAGAGACTGCCGCTGCGGCGTTCTCATTGATCGGAGGAGACAACAAGCTCAGTAGAATGACTACCAACGACATACCGTTCGTTAGGAAGCAGTTCGCTGAATACTTCGAGAGAAACAGATAATGACAAAAGGAAAAGTCACAAAGAAAAGGCTGCTTGTAGAGGCAGCCAGAGCAACAGTGTTCGCAAACGATGCCGTAGATATCATGAAACAACTCTTGGTCGAGAGAACCAAGTATGATATACTCGTTGACGAACTAATCGAATACTGCACCGGACTTAGAAACGGTACAGTGATTCTTGCCCCCGGAGTTCCAGAGATCTTTGGGAAGATCCACAACTATAGGATGACAAGACTCGATGCGTAAATTCTTTCAGACGTTACTTGTAATTACCCTTTTAGCGATTGCAGCGTCTATCCCCTACGTAATTGTAAACAGACCAGCTGTTAGAAAATTCGAGCCTCTTAAGATTGAAGAGGTTAAGAACATGATCGTTACCAACGGCAAGGTGCTTATCGTTTGCAGCAAAGACAAGCAATTTGCAGTGGTTGTGTTTCTAGATACGCTCATGACTTCACCGTCTGAGAACGGGTGCGCACAGGATCAATGAGTCTAGATGCAGAACGTACAGTTCTAGGGGCAATCCTAGTAGACAACAGGGCGTTCGCATCCGCAGCAGAGACACTTCAGGCTAGGGATTTTCTAGGAGAAAGGCACTCAATCATCTACTCTGCCATGTGCAGCATGGCCGAGAAGGCGCAGGGAATTGACCTGATCACGCTCAAGAACGAGCTTGAGAAGGACGGCTCGCTGGAAAAAGCCGGTGGTGTAGCGTACATTGCCAGCCTTACTGACGGTGTTCCCAGCCTAGAGAACGTAGATACTTGGGCGAAGATCATTAAGGATGCCTCCACGCTGCGCAGGCTGGCTCAGGCCGGGCGCAGGATAGTGGAGGAGGCCAATAGCTCGTCCGATTCACCAGAGGCGGTCCTAGATAGGGCAGAGGGGCTCATATTCTCAATCGCCGATGGGTCAGTAAAGAACGGACTGTCTTCAATCTCAGAGGATATCAAGGCGGCGGCCAAGGAGATCGAGGAAATTCATGACAATCACGGCAATATTACTGGCGTCCCTTCCGGTCTGGTTGATCTGGACAGAATTACGAACGGTTTCCAGAACTCTGATCTTGTTATCGTCGCTGCTAGACCAGCGATGGGAAAAACCAGCTTTTGTCTCAACATTGGAAGATTCGCAGCCGAGGCGCTGGAAAAGCCAGTGGCAATCTTTTCCTTGGAGATGAGCAAGAAGCAGCTTATCCAAAGACTTATCTATTCTGAGGCTAGGGTAGATTCGCAGATGGTTCAGCGTGGTCAGCTTAGAGATGCAGACTGGAAGCGAATCACTGTTGCTTGGTCGGACCTTAAGAAGCTGCCTATCTTCATTGACGACACATCCAATCTTACTCCGCTTGAACTAAGAGCTAAGTGCAGAAGAATCAAGAGAGAGCATGGGCTTGGTCTGGTAATCATCGACTACCTTCAGTTGATGAACGCTGGAGTCAAGAGAGAGAACGCTAACCAAGACGTGTCGTTCATTAGTCGTTCACTGAAAGGACTTGCAAAAGAGCTAGATGTTCCTGTAATATGCTTGTCCCAGTTGTCTAGGAAGTCGGAAGAGAGGGTCGATCACAGGCCGCAACTGTCTGATCTCAGAGACTCTGGTGCCATTGAGCAGGATGCTGACATGGTTATGTTCCTGTACAGGGACAACGTCTACAAGCCTATCCCAGAGAACAGAACGATGGCAGAGCTTATCGTAGCGAAAAATAGAAAGGGACCTACAGACTCGGTGAATCTTAGGTTCTTCAGAGAGTTCACCAAATTCGACAATTGCGTACAGGAGTTTAATGGCGAAGTGTAAGGAATGCGATAGCCCCGTAGTTTGGGCTACGGTCAAGAATGGAAAGGCTGCTGGCAAGAAGCGCCCGTTTGATCCTAATGGTGCCGAGAATGGCAGATATGGTCTTGTCTCTACCGAAGAGAAGGACTCTTATGGCAATCAGATCATCGAGGCTATTGAGTACGATGATCCTGTCAAGGGGCTGAGTAAGCACGAAGAGTTGTTCAACAACCACTTCTTCACCTGCCCCAACAGCAAGGGAGGCAAGAGCGCTCCTCGTGGTGGTGGTGCTGGAAAGGTGTTCGTGATGGTTCAGGTTGGTGGAGACGACTACACCGGGTATCTTACCAAGCAGGGTGCTCCCGCTGCTGCGGAAGAGGAGCCTCCGTTCTAACGCATCCAAGGAAGCTGGCGCTTATTGCGATACCTTGATCTAAGTGGACCAAGGTCACGATAACGCTGCTTCATCTTCTGCTTTGCAAGGCTCATTTCGACCTGCTGCAATTCTAGAAGATCCTTGATAGGCTTGTGCCCAGTAGGAAGTTTCTTGTACTGGTGCCACGCCATCATAAGCGAGTGGGCGAAGTCTGGAGATCTGTCAGGTAGAAGCTTAGTCTTCTCTTTGTACATACCTCCAGCCGCCCCGCGCTTGTCTAGGACAATGATCCTTCCCTTGTTGTCCTGAACGTGAATAGGGATTCTAAGCTGGTCGATAAGGCTTACACCGGTAGGAAGATCCCAAGCCCTTAGTTCGTCATCGCTTGGTAGGTCTATTTCACCAGTACGGAAGGCTTCTCTAAGCTGCCACCACATCTGGTCCTTGAGCCTTACGAACTTCTCGCTAGCCGCTTCGTCCGGGCTCTGAGAGAAGTTTAGTCCTACCACTACAGCCTGATGCTCTTTGTTGTACGTCTCCATCGAGCCGCGCTTGTAGGTAAGGAACTTAGGGAATCTGTCCCTCTCTCTCTGTAGCTGAGCAACAGGCCCTTGCCCGATGGCAGTGGCATCCATTGCGACTACTCTAATATCTGGAACCTGATCCAGAACCTTCTTTACGAGATCAACGCAATGACTTGTGTCGCGTCCCTGAATCCACGCCTTTCCATGCTTAAGCTTAGGAAGGAATACCTTGTTTCTGTTGATGCATATAACAGGAGTAATGTCTCCGCCCTCTCCAGCAACGTCAACTCCCATCGCAATGCCACGGAAGTCATCATCTCTGGTCTTGCGTCCTCTTTCCTGAGCGGCTTTAATCCACTCGATAGGGATAAGAGTATCGGGAGTCTCGTCGGGCCACTCTCCTAGAACAGAAGACTTGTATCTAGACCCTTCCCTAGACCCAGACTTTGCCAACTGATCCTGAACCATCTCGTAAGAGACGGCTCCGGGAATCACTGTTCTCTTGAACCTTACGTTAGGATGATTCTCTCCCGAGATATGAATTACTTTCCAGAGCGGGGTACCATCAGCGCGCTTGACTTCAGACGCTCTACGTATCGGAGCCGTGGTATCGGTAGGGTTACCAATGCCTATTACTATGTCCTCTGGGCCTACGCAAATGGTATCGCAGGCTTCGATAACACCAGCCGACATGCCGATGACCTCGTCCATGACGATAGCCATCTTGTTCTTATGTCTACCTTGGAAGGTGGTAGACGTATTGGACGTGATGTCTGTCTGTACGGTGAATCCCTGAAGGAAATGCTTCTCCGAGAACTCTGCCTTGTTGGCCTTGGGCTGCCATGTTCCTCCCACGCCCGGCTTTGCACCACGTTTGAGGGTACGCATCTCGGCCCACAGCATGTCCGTAACCTGAGCCAACGTAGGCGCTGTGGTGAGGACTGTATAGCCACGATGGTACAGCCATAGGCTGATGATGGCTGCCGAATAGGTCTTGCCAACACCGTTTCCGGACAGTGCTAGGACCCTGCGATTTCTAGTGACTTCGGTAAACAGAACCTTCTGGTCCTCTGTGTACCAAGGAAGCCCAAGTTCCTGCTGAACAGCGTTAGGCTTGAGGTTTAGAACCTCTGTGCCGAAGGTAATGGGATCTGGCCTTGAATACTTCTCCCACTTCTGCCCAGCCTGAGACGCAGCCACCCTTCTCAGGGCGTCGCGCATTGCTACAATCTGTCTAGGTGTTAGCTTAAGAATGCCAAGCTTTAGTGCTTCTGCTTTCTTCTTTTGCTCTGCTGTCAGTCCTTCAAGATCTGATTTCTGGAACGACATCAATTACCTCTATCTTCGAACTGTTCTTGATCCCCTGAAGGATGGCTTCTACGCTGCCCTCTGACTTGGCGAGAGCTAGAACGATCTCGTCAATGACGTCCTGATGATCGTCATTGGCAGTCTTGTTCGGATCAAGCGCACCCTGCGCAGTAAGCAGCATTGTAGTAGCCTTAATCTGGTTGTTCTCGATCTGTGGCGCGAACCTAGAGATCTTGTCGATAGCATCTTCGATAGCGATTGAGCTTCCGCCCTTGTCTACTACCTGCTTTACCCTATCGGCTAGCTGAACAAGCTGATCTCCGCGCATGATAGAGGTAAGCTTCTCCATGCACTCCTCTATTGTGGCTATGTTCTTATTGGTCCTAGCTTCTAGGGCCGACTTCTTCATTCTCTCTAGGCATCTAGGAGATCTGAATAGCTGTAGCGCCCATGCCCTAGACCTGCCTACAGCACGGCCTACGGCTGAGTAGTTACCAGTAGACAGGTAGATCTCGATACATCTATCGAGCACTTCGTCGGTTAGTTCTAGCGGATTCTCAAACTCCTCCGCCATCTTGCGTCTAGGAACTAGCTCTGTCTTACCCTTGGGTCTTGCCATGTTCTCCGATTGCTAGCTTGATTGCGACCTTCTGGAGATCTCTTACGACCTCTCGTAGCTGGTCTACTAGATCAAGAATGGTACTAGCCTGAGCCTTATGATCGTTCTGAAGCAAGGCTATGTCTCTCGAATGGTCTGCCTGCCTTTCTTGGACCTCTTTCATTCCAGACTTAAGGCTTTCGATTTCCTTTGTCTGTGACTCGTTGGTAGTCCTCAGCGAGGACCAAGCCGCAACGAACCCAATGAATGCGAGAAGAAACGGGACCCATACTCTAGGGTCAAGCAGAAAATCCATTACTTAACACCGTCTTCCTGCTGGAACAGCCCCTTTCCCTTTCCGTAGGTAAGGATAGCAAACAGAAGTCCAAGTGCTGTCTTCAGCCAAGGACGCTGTGCGATGATTGCCTTTGCGCTGTCATTGATGGTGGCCATAATTACCCCTGAGGATTGTATACGTCTGATAGAATTGTGAATGTGCCGATACCGAGCGGCTTGATCGCTCCACCGTTAACTCTCCATACGTCCCAGTGATACTTGCCGGGAGATAGATCAGTGTTCGTCTCGGTCAGAATTGCATTGAATGTTCCGGCTGGACCGCTGACTACGGTACAGGCTTTTTCGATCAGCTTGTTGGACGAGTTTTTGGCTCTTGCTAGGGTGAACTGCATCGTCCATCCAGTGATGTCAACCACCGGATTGATGGTGAAATCAAGGGACACATACTCTCCCCTGTAAATCTCTATATCGGTTGTGGTTGGCATGGTTATTCAGATACCGTGATGCTGTAGCTCGATCTGGAAACTACGATAGCAGGATTAGGCGACAACGATACAGTGATGGCGATGTTTCTTGGGTCCGGATTTGTTGTAGAAGTTGACCCGGCTAGGGCAGAATATGCGAACGATGCCACTCCAGCCAGAACCGAAACAACAGACCTAGCCTGAGCGGCAAGACCTCTAAATAGGAACGATGCCACCGTGGCCGGAACAGTGATTGTAGTTCTCGTAACTCCCGGCCTAGAAAGGAAATTAAACACTGCTGCGGTTGCAGATCTGGTGATAGTTGAAGCTGTAGTTCCGGCCTTGGCTACGTATGTGAACAGTGCAGCCGTTGCAGATGTAGTGAATCCGGGCGGGATCACTCCAAAGATCCATCCTGAGTTATTGCCGCCATCTGTGCTGTCAATGTTTGCATACCAAGTGGACGAACTTGGAGTAGCCTGAGATCTTGAGATGGACATATGGTGGAGCGTATTGATTACTCCTCCACCGCTCTTGACTAGGTTGTGATTTGCCGCCGTAATCGAGCCAAGAGTGATGATGTTTGTTCCGGTATCTCTTGTGAAGCTAGTCACGGTTGTGGTTGTTCCAGCCGTGAATAGAACAGTCCGAGCCGCTGCGGACGCGTCGATGTGGATGTTGTTGAAGGTGTTCGATCCGGTGATCTGGAGCGCAAAGGCCCCGGCAGTGGCGTTCTCTAAGTTGTAGTACGTCTTCCCGGCGCCGCCGAACGACCGGGCCGCCGTAAAGGTCCCCGTCAACCTGATGGTCGAGGTCCCAGCATTGACTGTCATCGCGGCCGGGATACCCCAAGGATCGGAGTTGCCTCTTGTAAGCGTCCACAACGACCCGCCCATCGTCAACGTCTGGTTAGAAGAAGTGCTATATGTGAGACCAAACGTCGTGACCGAAAATCCGGCGCTATTGAAGGTGCCGGAATCAAAGATGATCGGGCTAGATGATGCTGCGTTCGTGAAGGCGTCACCGAGTGAGAGTGTCCCGCTGTGGCAGTGGATCGAGAGCGCCTTGCTCCAGGTCTGGCCCGCGCTCGTAAGCGTGGACGCTCCACGCCCCTCGTAGGTGTAGGTCTGCGTATTGGCCGTCAGGGTCATCCCCGAGACGAGAGTGATCGAACCGAAGAAGCTCGCCGCCGTGCTGGTGGTCCATGTCGGGGTATTCGTGACCCCGGTCCAATCGGTCGCCGGGATGCGCGGCATGTTCTGAACGACCGTCTTCCCGCTCGCCGCGAAGCTGTTCGCATCAAGCCTTGCGGTGTCCTGTGGCAGAGGCACCCTACCCGCCCCGCCTCCTCCGTTTGTTGCAAGGAACCAGCGTGTGGAGTCGTCCCAGTTATACGAGGCCGAGGCCCCATGCTGCCAATACTGGGTCGCGGGAGTCGTGAAGGTGATGCCGGAGTTGCCGCCGCAGTCGCCGGAGAGGCCCGTGATCGCAGAAAGGTTCCAGGAGGCGGCTCCTGCGCCGGTGATGTCCTGAAAGTCCGCGTTCGAAATTGCATTCGTGGCAGAGTTGATGGTCCTAGCCGTCCCCTTCGCGGTGGATCCGACGAGCAATCTGTTCACGCTCGAATTCCCGGCGATAGTCAACGTGCCGGTGATGGTCCAATTTCCTCCAAGGGTGAGTACGCCAAGCTTTCCTGCACTGCCCGTGATTGAGAGCGTTCCGAACGTCGGTGTCGAACTGTCGGATGGCATCGCATAACTACCGATCATCAGGTTGACGGTCGAATATGTGAAGTTGCCGAAGGCGAACGTGTTACCTGCGGTCGGGAATGTGTTCAGCGTCGAAGTGCCTGCGTTGAGCGTCAGGTTCGAACCGGTCACCGTCCACACGGTCACGGTCAGCGTGGATGCGCCCAGCGTGAGGGTTCGGACGCTGGACCCGGAGCTTGAGAAGATGGTGATGGACACGGTCTTCCCGTTGGTGTCAAGGGTCCCAGCGGTAAGGCTTACTTGCCGGCTCCCATCGGTGTGAGTGAACGAATCCTGAAGCGTCCATCCCCCTCCAGAACCATTGAAACTTAGAGTCGAAGATAGGACGGTCCCGGCGGTCGTGATCGTCTTCCCCGTGGACGTCGCCTTGAACGTGAGGGTTCCAGTAAAGCTCCATACCAGCCCCGAATAAAGCGTGAAGCTGCCATAGACGTCCCAGGCTCCACTGCTCGTGACCGTGACGTTTCCGGCTGCTGGGGCAGCGAACGTCACATCCCGACCGCTGGCCGTACCCGAAATGGTGACCGTGTACCCCGCCCCACTCGACGCGGAGTCGAAGGTGACGTCATCGGCAGAGGTGGGCACCGAGGCCCCGCTCGCCCCGCCGGACGTGGCGCTCCAATGAGACGTATCGGATCCGTCCCAGGTGCCTGTTCCGCCTACCCAAAAGCGCGCGGCCATCGGTAGAGCTAGCCCTTCCCGATCACATCGCCGATGGGTTCAGCCTCCGCAGCGACCGCGATTGCCAGCCGGGCCTCCACCTCCACGAGCTGCGCATCGAGAGATGCCCGGCTCGCTTCGATGCTCGCCTTCATCGCGGCGAGGTCCTCCGCCGTGGGTTCCGCCGGCTTCGCACTCCGGGCAGCCTTCACCATCGAGCACCACGAATCGGCCCGGGCCGATTTCAGGTCCTCGATCTCCTGGTCCGTCATCGCCGCGAACTCATCGGCGGACAGATAGATCGCATCCTGAAACCGGCCCTCCGAAGTGTCGCGGCGGACGAGGACCTGAATACGAACGTCCGGATCTTTTAGTGAAGCCATATTACTGCTGCGAGTAGAAGATTCCGATAGCGTCTAGTGTAACTAGGATGTCGCCGTTGTTTGGGGTTACTGCCGTGATATCGCAGCAACAGATAGGAATAGAGTCGGCATCGTTTGTGACAAATTTGAAGAACACAACTCTGTTCACTTCAGGACGAGTGGTGACTCCCGAGAACGTCAGGTCGATTGCGTCGTAGGTGATTCTGTCGTTGGCTGTGTCTTCGGTAGGTCCGGTCTTTCCGGAAAGAGTGACATCGTATCCGGAGATACCGATGCCAGTCATTACGGTGGAGTCCTTATCGAGCGACTCGGAGGTGCTTACTAGGCGGGCCTTGATGGTGTTAGACGTGAAACCGAGGGTGCCATCCTGAGCCCTTAGGGCTCCTCGGTTGAATACAAATGATGCCATAGTCTTATCTCCCGATCAGGCGGATGTTCATCTTCTCCGCATTTGTAGTCAGGTCTCCGCCATCGTCTGCGGAGTTGATCTGGAGATGAACTCGGCACGAGTGCCAAGGACCCTGAACCTCTACGTTGTACCCGCCAACAGCGTTTAGCGTTACGTAGGAAGGAGTCACTGTTCCGTCCGCGAGTACGGGACGAACCTGCTGGAACGGGGCGTCCCCGGATGCGCGACAAAGGACTCGGCTCTCGATCCCTCCGGTTACGTTAAGCTGGGTAACGTAGATCTGGAGATTGAATCTCTCGTATCCGGCCACAGAGAACGCTCCGGCATTGGCTCCAGTACCAGTGGCGGCAACCAGCGCGTCGGCTGCGTAGATCCCTCCACCGCCCGAAGTGGCGTCCAGATCGTAGTCTGTCAGGATTGTTCTGGTTCTTGCCGAGGCCGTCTGTGCGGCTACGACGGGAAGAAACATCCCGTGCAGCAGTAGCACTACCACCATCACTCCACTAAGTAGCTTCTTCATTTGTCTTCTCCTTGCACGCAAGGCCCTCGTCTACGGGTCGCGTCTTGATTCTGATTTGTAGCGAGTACGGTGCTCTGATTACTTCCAGCATCCCGTCAGGCCTGTTGTTCTGAATGTGTCTTCTTACCGAATCTGCCAGCTTTCTAAGGTGAAAGCCCATCGCAGTCTCGGCCTCTTCTGATGTAGGTCTAATGAAGTGCTGACCGTTCCAAACG